AGCAGAGTAGTTTTACAATTTACATGTGCTCTAGCAATTTCTGCTGATGATTAATCTCAAAGTAAGAATTCATAGCAACCCTTAACGCGCATACACGTTGCTATTATACATTATGTTAATCAAGATTCAATTGCCTTTTTAACCTTGCGCAGTACACAGTTCTTTTTTAGAACAGATAGATCATCAATCATTGTTTTCCATCAAGATGGTCAATCTCATGTTGAAGGATGAGCGCGGTAAGACCATAAGCTTCAATCTCGTGTTCTTCCCAATTTACATCCCGTCCTCTAACAATTATCCTCCCAGCTCGCTTCTTTTTTAAGAAGACAGAAGGAAATGACAAACATCCTTCTTCTACTTCACTTTCAGCAGATGCTTCAATAATAACTGGGTTGAAGATGACATGTGGATCAGCAATTGGCTTATCATTTACCTTTTTCATCAGTGGGTCAAAAACAATGGCTCTAATTGGTGTATCAACAGCTACCTGGTTACCAGCTATACCAACACCTCCATGAACATACATGGTTTTTGCCATGCGCTCAACAGTCTTTAGCGTATCATCGTTCATTTCGCTTAGTTCAGGTACTGGTGTAGAGAGCGCTTTATTAGGAGCTAAAATCAACTGAAGTGCATCAACATCCTGTAATGATTTAATTGATAGTGAAAAAAGATCTGTTTTCATTTTGAATCCTGTCTAAGAATTTTGTTTTGTTTGATTACATCTTCTAGCAAACCAAGAGCCCCTTTAGCTTCAGTTACTAGAGCCTGAATATCTTTTGGAAAACATGATCCTGAGAAACCATAACCATGCATTCCTGGTGAACTTAAATGAGATGGGCCGATCCTAACATCATTTTCAAGAATACTCTTGATATTATCCCATTTAATTCCTTGTGATGTTGCCCATTTTTCCATTTGATGCATAAACACTACCTTCGTTGCTAAGAATGTGTTTGCAATATATTTTACTAACGACGCCTCTTTAGCAGAACAAAAAAGATATTTACCAATATGTATGTCTGAAGACATAATAAGTTTATCCACGCGCTCTAACATTTTCTGGTTATCACACCCAATAATTGTCATTAGCGGCCATTTAACATCATCTTGCCAGTTATTTTCTCGAAGAAATTCAGGCATGATAACAATATCTTGTCTGATTTTAAAAAGCTTTTCTACCGTCGATGGTGGAACAGTTGACTTAATAATGACTGGACAATCATAGTGCGCGAGCAATACTGCGTAGTGCATAACTAATGAATCATCACACAGTTCATCCTTTGTTGGTGTTGGAACGCAGATAAATGCTGCATCAGGTTTTATTGCGTCAAACGCAGCTGAATAACCTTTTGCTGGATCATGAATGATTACATTGAAAGTAGTACGGGGAAAAACACTGCTGATTGCTTGACCAACAAAGCCATAACCGATTATAAGAACTGTGTACATGATTGCGTATTATTATGTGTTAAAATATTTAATATCTTTATTCAGGTTATTTTAAAATATTATACACCAAACAAGTAAATGCTGTTACCAGCATTCCATAGCTTACGCCAACCAGCAGCTCGCATGTTTTCATCTTCTGACTTGTTTGGATCATACATGTTACCAAGTAACTTGTTAATATGACGTTTTTGTGTGTGATATCTCGACAATATTTCATTACCTTTCCACCATAAATAGCCAGGCATGGTAGTGTCAACAAACTTTCCACCAGCCAGAGCATATGATTCACCTTCTCCCCAGCATCTATCAGCGTAAGTTACCATTGGCCCATGTATGCGTACTGCATGTTTGATTAACTTGCTTAGACCACCAACAACAGTCACACCATGAACTGTTGCTGATCTAAGAAGCTCATATGGTGCTAATTTCGAGAATCTAGATTTGGTAATAGAGATAACTTGTAAAAGTTGTCCATCTTTCTCAAGACCATAAAAATTACACCCACCATTTGCCGATCCATGCAAGTGGTTAATCATAAAAAAATCGTGTGCTTGACGACTTGTTACTGATACTAATTTAGTTTGCCGCGCATAGATTCTAGTATTAAGTTTAAGAGCGCTCTTTAATCGTGCTATTACTTGTTCTTGTCGCTGATCCCATTCGTGTTCAAATATTTGAATTAATTTAATATTAGCCATTTTTGCTGCATCTGCTTTAAGCTTATGACGAAGCTTATCATCAGAATGCCAATATAGACCATTAAACTCCACACCTAGCTTAAGCTCAGGTATATAGATATCAATTTCAAGTGGGGCTAAAATTGTTCTATTTCTACGTTCTATTGTAAATCCTAAATTCTCAATAAAACGTGCTATTTCTTTCTCTTGACTTGATGAACCACGTGAACACGCAGGACAGATTGTTTTCCATCCAGTATTCCATCGTGACCATGTTGGAGGTATTTGACTAAATGTGTGCCCACACTCACATGTCAATACCCATTCATCTGAAAATGTTTCTCCTGCTACTACGCTAAAACCTTGGCATTTAATAAGTTCAATAACTTCTTGTTTGGTTTTTTCATGACGTTGAATAACTTTATGACGTACCTTTTTCTTAACTTCCATTGATTGCAAAGGAAAAGGTGTTCCATACTTACTAATAGATGCAGCAATCTTTTTTTGTTTAACAGTAGTATCAGAATTTGAACACTTAGCAGAACAACGAAGGTGAGGATATCCACGGCTAAACGAATGAAATTTTGTAATTGGACTGTTGCATGTTATGCACCTTTTAGGATAATCAGTAAGTCCATTAACTCTCCAAAAAATATGTTCGGATAAATTATCAGAAGAAAGCTCAGGTACACGCAATTGTTCAACTAATGTTTTAGGAACTGCTTTTAAAGCAGGTGCTTTAATGCGACCAGCTTCATTTAGCAGGTATGATCTGATAAATTCTAATTCTTTTCCAGTTATTGATTCAGGATATGTTTTCGGTTTCATAGAAGTAGATGGTGATTACTTCTATTTATCAAAAACGGGACATAAGAAAACCTGCCGAAGCAGGTTTTCTTATTACATTACTAGACACTCTGGGTATAAATTGTACCCAGAGGTCCAATTTCATTGTTTAGACGAATGAAAGGTTAGCAACCGAAATTCGACCAAAATAGTCAGCACTGTTGCCAAGAGACGTTGCGGTAGAGGTAAATGTAGCCTTACCATAACGTGTCATCAGCGAGACATGCGGGTTGAACGTGTTAGGATCAACAACCACACCAGATGACATCAGTGGGATATATGGGCAATAGAAGTAGCCAGTATCCATTTCACCTGAACCACCCTTGAAACCAAGGAGGATTGGCTCAGTACCTTGGTTATGGTAGATGTAAGAGTAAACCTTAATCGAACCATTCAGGGTACCGACAAGCTTAGTGTTGTTAGGACCTTCAAAAGAGCCGCTAACTGCTGGAGCAAAGACTGACTTAGATGCGCTCTGCAGAACAGAAACAACTAGTGGAGAAACAACGATCCAGTTAGCAGGGCCACGACGAGTTCTACGAGCAATCTCGTTTGCAACCTTGTTGATCAGAACACCAAGAACAGCATGACGATCACCAACATAGTTAGGAACGCCAGTCATTGGGCCTGCCATATCGAATGTCTCAGTAGTACCGGCCAAAGCGATCAGGTCATTAATGATTTCGTTGTCGATTTCAGAAACAACAGCTGCTGAGAGCGATGCAGTGATTTCAGCTTCGAGGTCAAGACCATGCGATGCTTTCAAATCTTGCATTGCTTCTGGAGTCCAACGAGCCTGGAGCTTACGTGAACCAGCGGTCACGGTTTGCTTCAGAACTTCGAGGGTCATAGCGCGACCGCCGAATGCTTCGTAGTCAGAAGTCAGAGCTGCTTCACCACCAGAAGTGGTTACACCTGATGGGAATGAACCAGATGCAACTGGTGCATCAGCTGAAGAATAAAAGCGAAAGAGTTTTGGATTTGCGTGTCCAAAAACTTCATCACCTGCGGTAATGTTGTCATTTGGGTTAACAAGAGTACCAGGTTTATGGTTAGCAGTAACGCTTTCTGAGAAGAGGAAGCGCAGAGAGTAAACCAGACCAACTGGGCCACTCATTGGTTGAACACCAACAAGCTCAGTAGCAATCGTACCAGGAATGATACGACGGATCATCGGGATAACAATTTTCTGGAAGTTGCCGATAGCACCAGCGGAATTAACGCCGGCTGTAGCAGTTTCCTGAAGATGTTGCATTTGGTTTTCAAGTACTGGAGCCAGAATTGCCTTCTTACGCTCACTGAGACCTTCTAGAAGAGTCTCTTTGGTTTCTTGCCAATTTTCAAATAGTTCCATTAGATTCTCCTTATGGAATTAGTGGGATGACATACCAGCGAGCTTACGAAGGTGAGCAAATTTGTCACCCTGGGCTGCGGGCTTGGATTGAGCTTCAGAAAGCTCTTCACCGGTTACGAAAACCGTTGCTGACTCACTAAGAGCATTTGCTACGGTTGATTTTTCAGGCTTAGCTTTAGAAGTTGCGGCTGTAAGAGCTGCATCTTCCTTTAGAACGCGGCCAATGAAGTGATTGAATGCCTCTTCAAGACGGTCAGTTTCAACGTGTTGCAGGACAAAAGCCATTTGTTCACGTTTCTTACCGTTTAAAGGTGCAAGAATTTTTTCTATTTTTGCTTCACGAACCATTCTAGCTTGAGATTCCTCTAGCTTTCTGATAGTTCTTTCAGCATCAGCAAGTTTAGCAACTGCTGCAGATAGCTTTGATTGAATCGAATCTTCGTCTACATATGAGCGGCTAAATTCTGTAGCGAAAGCTTCGAAGATCTTGCGACCAAATTCGTTTTGCTTCACTATTTCGAGGTCTTCACGAAGTTCTTGCAACTCTTCTGTCAAACGGAGCTCAAAGAAAGCGTCCATTTTGTCAACGAGTTGATCAAGTTCTTCTGAAAGTTGCTCTGCCATCACGTGTTTTTCTTCAACGATCTTTTCAGCATATTCTGCTTCAAGATCACGGAAGCGCTCGATATCAGCTTTGAGCTCCTCGATTTCTTCAGCCAGCTTGTTTGCAACAAAAGAATCTACTTTTTCAACCAAAGCGTCTTTTTCAGTTGCCCACATTTCAGCAAGTTCAGCTCTGACTTCTCCTGTAACTTCCTCACGAATAGTCTGCTTGTAGTTGTCTACAGCTGCAGCCCATTGAGAGGAGATTTCAGCTTTAGCATCTTCGCTAAGAAGCTCAGAACTTAGTAGTTTCTGAAGAATTTCATCCATGCAGTTCTCCTTTTTTTGATGGGATATTAGAAACAGAAACCCGTTCCTAACGGTGGGTGAACTTTGACGCGTTGAGTTTGAGAAACGTACAAACAATTGCGTGTAAAATACAAATTCTATTTATGCAACAGCGAAAAAAATTCACAAAAAATAGACATTTTTGCATCAAATAAATCCTGAAAATTAAATTTCAGGATTTATTTGATATCAATTAAAATCTAATTCTGTATTATCATCTTTATCATCATTAACATAACCGGCATCTTGTGTAGATTGTAGTCCGGAAACGTCTTTCATCTTTGAGACTAAATAGTTATGAAGGTCTAAAGACGCTTCTTCTGTTTTATCATTGATGAGGTTATAAAGCATGCTCTTTAGAGCTTCTTTTTTATCCATATATTATTCTCCTTGACTGTGAGTCTTAAGGTTGAAAGGGGTTTAGCCGACCCCTTAACGGCATTACACGTGTGTGATCTTAAAATTTTGCTAGTTTTCTATCATTAAAATCCATTTGACCACTTATCTTCTTACTTATCTTTAGATTCTACTTTACATGCTTCTTCACCATCTTTGAATCCAGCATCATAGACTTGCTGAATAAGTTTAATAAGCTCATCACCGGTCTTTCCTTTAACTTTAGCTGCAATTTTAGTAATGATAGAATTAACTTCTTCTTTCTCAGCTTCCTCATCATCAAATTCTTTTTCCTCAGTTATTGATGATGCAAGAATTGGCCAACGACGTTTTACTTCTTCAATATCAGCAGGACTTCCACTTACTACAGCAACAGTACCACCTCTTTTTGGTATAACTTTTATTGTTCTGTATGTACTAATATCATGAAGTGCTTTCTTAGTATCACCATTGATCTTAACAATCATCGACTTTTCAGTAGATTCTTCAGATAATGTTGAAACTAATCCAGCAATTTTTCGAACGTATTCTATGTCAAATGGCTCAAGAGCTTCCTTGACACCATATGCTTTTCGCAATTCATTTTTACATGATTCTAAAGTAGCACGACGTTGTGCATCTAGATTTCTACCAGCTCGATTGATGTAAAAATTTAATGAAGCCATAGCACTTGCATAATCTTTATGATTAGCTTTTAACCATTCACAAATTTCAGCCTTAGTACCTTCGGCAAACAAACCATCTGGTGGTGTCTTCTTTGTTTCAACCTTACCAGACCATTTATTTTCAGTTATCACAGGAATACCAGCTAAGCGTTTGAGTTGATTCTTATCCATTTGCCCCTCTTTTGAGAAATACGTCTTAAAGACATTATCTGTAATTTTTATTACAGTATGGTTAAAAGCTAAATATGCCGCTTACTTTGCCACGTCTATAATGTGATCATACAAATGTTTAGCTGACTTTAAAGCTGCAGAAATATCATCTGTCATTTCTTTAGCTAAAGAATTTGCATCAGTAAGAAAGTTTGTATCTGTATCATGCATATGTTTCTTGAAGTTTGAAGAATTCGCGATTTTAAGTGCTTCTTCAAGATTCTTAATTATCTTACTCATATCAGCATCGAAATCAGCACTGTCTTCATATTGCTCTCTTACATTTTTTTGAGCCGGTTGAATTGAAAGAAGTTGTTTAATTAGCATGGTTTATTTACTCCCTTTTAATAAGGATTCAAGAAATTTCTGAATTTCAGTCTTTAGGTATTTCTGAGCTTTCTCATCGTGAACCACTGCTTCAGCAAGTGTCATAATTTTTGGGTTCTCAACAGACTCACGAATAACATCTGGATAGCAACCAGGGCCAGATGGTTGAGCTACAATATCTAGAGTTACGAAAGAAAAATCTTCAACAATACCTTCATTTGTAACGTTACCAGTTCCACGGCTTGATACGCCAAGCTTAACACCACCTTCGATAAGGTTTTTAACGATTTGACCGGACGGGGTATTAAGAACTTTACACTTACCTACAGCATTGTTGCCATCCATCCATGCTTCAGTAATGATGTGTGACACGTTCTTAAGGTCAATAGAAAGATTATCAGGGTGATTAAGCTCACCCATGATGTACGCACCTTCTTTTATTTTTTCATTAATGTAATTAACTGCCCGCTCAATTTCTTTGCGTGGATAAACACGCTGATTTAAATTCTTCTGCTCCGCGGCCATCATACGACCTGCAAGGTAGAGATTTTTATCCACGTCGCGTGACTCGATGAGCTGCGCTTGTGATGGACTAAAGCGCTCAATGAGAATTTGTTGTTTCATTGGGTCTCCTTTACATGACGCGTAAATCGCGTCTCAACCTGAAGTTAGTCTGATTATTTATAGATTAACACAGATAATACGTTAAAAAGAAATATTATTGTGGTGTTTCTTCATTTTTATCACTTGAAGTACTTAAATCTATATCTTCATCATTTTTTTCAGACTGATTTTTTTCTTGGGGTGTTGCTTCTGACTCAGGTTCTGACTCAGGTTCTGACTCAGGTTCTGACTCAGGTTCTGACTCAGGTTCTGACTCAGGTTCTGACTCAGGTTCTTCTACCTTAACCTCATCACGATTTTCATAAACGGCCGGGTCATATATCTGCTGTAGCTCGCTAACAGCTGCTTGATCTTCAATGCTACGTTCTTGTTTAAGCATTGCTTCATTCATTTGGATATCATCTTCAGTTAAACCTAGATAGCGCTTCAGTATAAAGCGCTTTGATAGATACTTGACGCCTTCAATAGAATTGAAGGAGTTAATAAGATCTGCGTCAAGTGCTGCCTGACGATATAATGCGAAGTTCTGAGGCTCGGGTAACTTAAGCGTAAAAAGTTCAGGATCAATATTAATTCCTGTTACTTGCAAATAAATTTTGAATTGTGCATCAAAGACTTCTTCAAGAGCTGCCTGAAGACGAATGATATAGTTGGCAAAGCGAAGTTCTTCAATATAAGCAATACCTACCTTACCATCAGAGTATTGAGCGCCTTGCGCATCAGGACCACGCATATACGATGTGGGAACACGAAGGGCACGAAAGACCTTATTAAGAAAATAATCAAGTTCTGGGATTTCCCATGTGGCACCACCAGGCATAGTTTCAACACGTGATCCACGGCCTGCTGCGGTGACTGGAAAGAAATAATCTTCTTGAATAGATTCTGGATTGTATTTAGAATCAGTTTGGTTTGCGTTGTTAGTGTTTGGCATTCTCTTCTGACGAATGTCATTTTTAATTTGATCCAAATACTGCTTTACCCGTTGTGGTGGTATATTACCTACATCGATATAAAACACACGACGTTCTGGTGCTCTTACTATTCTATAGATTATGGAAGCATCTTCCAACATAATTAATTTCTGCCAATCCTTATAAGCGGATTGAAGAACAGAAAGACCAAATGGTGCAGAATCACCCATCTCATCAGATAAAGTGAAATGAATCATTGCTTCAGCTGGTGTAATTTCAACAGATTCAGTTTGTTGAGAACCGTAGGCACTGGTTGCCTGCCCATAGCTAGATGGACGAATGTGATATGCAACCTTCTCACCCTTACGATTAATTTCAATACCAATAACACGGGTCGGGTGAATGTACTCCCACTTCTCAGTGTCAGAAACTTTTCTAAAAAAGCAGTCACCATACTTCACCATACAACGGGCAACGTTGAATACTTTCTTATTAAGAGCGTGAAATTTTGCCCAATGTCGAAGGGCTGCCCGAATCGTTGTTGCAGTGGTGTCAGCAACATTTTTATTTTCTTCAGTCTGATATTGAATGATGAACGGTAAACCGGTGCGCTTATCTGGGTTACTAATTTCTTCAGCTATAATGTCTAGAGCACGGGTAACATCACCCGTGTCCATAGAATCATACTGCTTATAACGTTGCAATCTTGAAGCAGCGCCTTTCATTAGGTTTGAAAACCATGAAACAGTAGAAAAGGCTGCATATCCAGCTGTATTAACGTCCACCCCATCATCTAATACTGAATTAGGCGGGCTGGTATATGATGCTTTTCTAGAAGCTGGTGTTATGATTCGAAAATAATTAGTCCATTGTGCCATAATGTATTTTTACATTGCCCTACCACTGATGTAGGATATTGATGTTGGAATTGCTGGTTTTAGATTAGCTCCAAGCGGAGAGCGCGGTAATTGTGGTGCTTCTTCATTAGCTGTTGAAATTTCAGATAAAATTTTCACAGCTTCCATTAATTGCTGTGCAATTAATGCTAATTGTTCATGTGTAGCTGCATCATTAACGTTTAATACACCATTAAGTGATTGTATTCCTTGATTATTATTTACAGGTTCGTTTGATGCTGATTGATCAGATAATGGAGCAATCGGTGCTGACGATATTGGCATTCCAGTAATAGACGATGATAAAAACTTATTTCTGATATCTTTTTGAATTTTATCAGAAAAAACATATGGTGTATCAGATTGTAGTGGTGTAAATTGTTGATTAGTATCGGTGCTGTTTTGTAATGATAAAAACTTATTTCTGATATCTTTTTGAATTTTATCAGAAAAAACATATGGTGTAGATTGTTGAGGTATAGATTGTTGAGGTATAGATTGTTGAGGTATAGATTGTTGAGGTATAGATTGTTGAGGTATAGATTGTTGAGGTATAGATTGTTGAGGTGTAGCAGGTTGTTGATCAGTATTACCAGCAGTATCTGAAGATCCGAAAATTGTACCGAGCGTACCATCTAACGCAATGCTTTTGATTGCGCCAAGAATCCCACCAGCCACGGCACCTCCAGCAGTTCCTATTCCAGGAATAATTGACCCGAGCTGCGCTCCAGCTAATGCCCATGATGCTGTACTACCAAGCAAATCAGTTGCTGCGGCTGCTTTTTCATGTCCTGTCTTATTGAGCGCGTAACTACCAATATCTGTTGCTAATCCAACACCCATACTAGCTAAGCCAAATTTATTTCTCACAAACAAATCTTTACCTGCCTCAAGTATCGAGCCACCAAGTTTACCTGATCCACCTGGTTTACCTGATCCACCTGGTTTACCTGGTTCAGTAGGTTTACCTGGTTCAGTAGGTTTACCTGGTTCAGTAGGTTTACCTGGTTCAGTAGGTTTACCTGGTCCACCTGGTCCACCGGGTTTACCTAAATCATCAAAAATATTACCAAGTCCACCACCTTTACCTATAGCATTTAACGCTAATGCTGCTTTTGTGGCTGAACCTGACAATGCAAACAATGCTATAGATGCCGAACTAACAGTAGATACTAAAGAATTATTAATGAATGATGAAACGGTGTTAAGTGCATCACCAAAAATCGCCACCATTTTACTTCCTTTAGCTGCTTCTTCAGCACGCTTGGCTTCTTCAGGAGTTGCGCCAGCGTTTGCTTTATCAGCTTTGACAGCAGGTATTTCAGACTGTAAAATCTGCTGAAGAAAAGGAGGAAGCGACTCTTTCATTTTTTCAACAAATGCTTGACCACCATAATTGTCTGTACTATAGACATCTTGCTCATACTGTGAAAAACCAGCAGCAAATTTCTTCGAAAGTTCTTGATATCTTTGCTGTTCTTCATCAGTTTTGCCTGTTCGTCTTGAGAGATCAGATAACTCACTAACTTCAGATGGATCCATGCCGATCATATTTCCTATCAGCTGTTGCATAGCGGCCGCTCTAAAGCGATCAGTAATCTTAGCTCTTTTTTGGGCTTCTTGGGCTTTAATGATTTCATTGGCTTGTTGAAGACTTACGCCGTTAAGAGCTATTTGATCACGCTGTTGACGTAAACTCTTTTCATATACTCGAGTTTGCTGTGTTGTCATCCCAAGCATTTGACCCAAAATTTCTGGGGTGTTATAAAGCTCTAAATTTAATTTTTGGTACTCAACAGCACTAACATTAAGCAATCCAGCAATTTTCTGGAATGATTCCATAGTATCTTTTATGTAATCATTGAGCGCGTTACCATCCTTAATGTTAACAGATGAATCAATAGCAGCTTCTATTGCAGGGCCAAACATCTCAGAAGCTTGTTTAAATGTGTAACCAAATTGGTTAAATGTGTTGTCTAGACCTTTTCTTAATAAATCAAAATTTTGCTTACCATATAAGCCCATAACGCGCTTATTTTCCTGCATAAACTTCACTGTGTCTTCAAAGCTCATGCCCATATCAATGGCCTGACCTTGGACTTGTAAGAATGTCTCAGGAAGTTGCGCTATATTAAATGAACTTATTTCCTTGTAAACCTCAGCAAGACTATCCCAAACCTTTTTAAGTGCAGCTACAGTTCCAGAAAATGTCACTAAATCGCCTAACTTCTTGGCTAAATTATTTGAAATGCCTTCAAGTGTAAGGTAATTTCTCGTAATAGCTCCATTAAAAGAATTAACTGACTTTGCAAGCTCATCCAAACCTTTTTTACCAACATCTGTCGCATTATAAAAAGATTGAAGTTCTTTTGCAATTGCTGCAATATCATTGGCGTAGGTCTCATTAGACTTACCAGATAAAATATTATCAATAGCATTTGAAATTTCTTCTGGTAATTTAATACCAATATTTCTTAGACCGACAGCAGTTGCCAACAAGGCATCTTCAATCGGTTTTGACCCACCATTACCTGCATTCTCAGGACTTTGTGCTTCTGCATGGACATTTGCTAGACCTTTTTTCAAGATATCTTGAATGTTACCGAATCCAAGAGACTCGATACCATCAAATGCCTCTGATAAAATAACTTCTGCTTGTCCAATTTTAGCTCGAAGAGCAGCAAAGTCTTCAGCATGTAGATTATCTTTAAACTCCGCGACGTATTCTCCAAACGCATCTGTGTATTCATCTATGACACCAGCTCCTTTAAGCAAGCTCTTTGGTAAAACAGCTGCTGCCTTTGCAAGATCACTTATGTAACGACTATAATCAAGCGACTCTGTGTCATGATCAATTTCATTGGCGCGCTTTATAAGAGCAGCACTAAGAAGAGATGAATTTCGAGCATATTTGCTTAGCTCATTAGAAAGAGAATCAGAACCTTTTACTAGATTCTTAAAAGCAAGTAATTGCTCAGGAACTGAAAGATTTGCTAATTTATTGTACTCAACAGCAAGTCGTTGTTGAATTTTTGATGATCTGATTAAGGATTCAGAAAGAACTTTAGATGCTTCAGCAATTCTGTCTTGTTTATCTTTTTCTGAAAGCGCAGTATTTGCATACGCTTCAGTAAGCTTGCGAGTAGCCTGAATAACATTTTTAATTGCTTTATTTTGAAAACCAATAGTCTTCGAACCCAAACGAATCTCGCGTTCATATTCATCGATAACCGCTTCATCAATAGCATTTGAGCCAAAATGTTTGTTGGCTGATTTTGCAGATGATGAATTTCCAGACATTGTTCCGTGATGTGTCATCAAAACAATGTTCTTTCGTAGATCATTTAAAATATCAAGTAACTGTCTTTGGTTTTGATCCATTGTGTGATTCTAGTGATATTGGAAAGCAAATAAATACATTTGCATATTTATAATCATAGTCATGTGAGAAAAATACACGATCTTTAATCGTGGATTAATTCATCAATATAAGATATTTCAAAAATATAGGAGATCATGATGTCAGAAAATGGCTCTAATCCGCTGTTAGCACAGCTTAAATTACCTGGAAGAATTTTTCAACTTCCATCACGAGGAATTTTCTATAAGGACGGCGAACTTGATCCATCAGTCAAAGATGGTGAAATTCACGTTCAGCCAATGTCAGCACTAGATGAAATCGTTTTGAAGAACCCAGATCAGCTGTTTTCAGGAGCAGCTATTAATACTGTCTTTAAAACGTGCGTCAGCGGAATCAACAAACCTTCTGAACTACTTTCAAAAGATGTTGACGCTATAATGATGTTTCTTCGAACTGTTACATACGGTCCGAATTATGAATTTACTGCAAAGCACACATGTGAAGGTGCAAAAGAACATAGCTATATTGCTGATATAGATCAGATGATAAGCAGGATGAAGATGCTTGATCCTACCCAGGTTGACAAGCTTTACACTGTTGTTATGCCAAATGGGCAGATAGTTAAAATGAACCCTAACAGATATTCTCAGATTCTGGACTTGATTCGAACAAATCAGACAAAGACTGAAATTACTGTTGAAGACCAGCAGAACAACCTTATCATGATGCTTTTGGCAGTGGTAAACCAAGTTGATGATGTAACTGATCCTAAGCTTATTGAGGAATGGTTGAGAAAAGTACCAACGACATTTATCAACCGTATAGCGCAAAAATCAGAGAGCATTAATGATTGGGGGCCAGATCTAAAATGGACGTGTAATTGCCGTGATTGTGGTGAGGACTTTGATGTTGAAATTCCAATTAATCCAGTGTCTTTTTTCACAGAATGATTAGAGCTGGAGATATGATAGCTGTGCAAAAGTATATTGCACGCCTTGGAGCAGAAATCAAACAGCTTGTGCGATCAGCAATTGAAATCTCTTACTATTCTCGAGGTGCGTGGAGCTATCAACAGGTATTGATGATGTCTCAAGCTGAAAGAGAAATTGCTGTTGATTTCATCAATGATCGGTTAAAGGTGGCATCAAAGTCAATGTTCCCAGTGTACTAATCAGCCACCGAGTTCATACACTTTTAGGTGGTAAAAATGGGAGATCTTTAGATCTCCCATTTTTTATTTTTAAGCATTAACGTTTACTTGTTAATGCTTAAAAATCCTGAAACAAATAAGGATAATATCACAGATAACTTAAACTGTCACTAGTTCTAGTGTTTCTACTTTATCATGGCTGTGATTCGTGCTGATTAATAGAGTTGGATCATTTTCGCAATTTTCTACATGCACTTTTAGCCCATGCTTCACTAGTACTTCTCGAACAAATGCTTCAGAATCATCAATAAGAATTCCATCTAACCCATCATGAAGTGCTAAGCCTGTAAAACCAGTCATTTCCCACATCTTATAACGGGCATCACGTTCCCATTCAAAGTAAAGCTCAAACACTTTCTTTAAGTTTCGCGCGGTTGGTTTTAAACCAAGAACAAACATGCAAATGTCCTTCTTAGCAGCCCTAAACTGCTTCGCGATAAATGACAACCGCTTTCCAATCTCTAGTAGATCTGATGGTTTCAAGTTAGGATTTGCTTGAAGAACAATTCTAACAGCTTCAGATCGCCCTGATCCATTTACCATAAGAGCCGGAGTTGCATTTGAACCGTTCGCGAGCGCCATAATTAAGCGTTTTACGATAGATATGTTTTCAACTGTTACCGGAAGGCGCAATACATCCCGACATAGTTCTTCACGAAAATTTTGCTTATCTTGATCTGCTCTTAGAATGTCTGGATACTTGAGCTTTAAACGATTTTCATTATCAGTGTACTTTTTGTACAAGTGATTTACAAGAAACTGACAGTAGGCATTTTCAATATCTACAACGCTCCCAAATAGCTCTCGTCTTAACCACCCTGGCCATGTTTCAATGCTTTTGATAGGCCACACAGAAGTGTCACGTGCTTGAAGCTTACCTGATGGCTGGAAGTAGAAATAAATTGGATCATTCTGTTCACAAAGCCACTTTACTGCTGGCATTAAATCTTCACGTGATTCACTAATCAGTCTTTCATGAATATAGTACCAGCGGTGCTTACGCACTTTCACCTTTGATTTTGTGAGCTTAGTAGATAATGGTTCTATACCGGGATAAAAGCAAACATCTTTAATGATACCTTCAATGGCATCAACCATCTTTTGAGGCAGTTTTCTTGGACTTACAATCGTTGGGCTTTTGTTCCCATCATTGAAGTTATATCCGGTTCTCTTGATAATAAAGAACTTAGTTAATATGTGTTTAGCATCCTTTACCTTGCTGGTAAGAGACGTTAGAAGCACCTCTTCCTCAATAAAGCCTGGAGCTTTCCTATACCGTTGTGTTGTGTTGTACCATGCAACAGCGATAGAAAGCACCATCGCTTGGCGCTCCTTTCGTTTGCTCCACCACATGCGTGTTAAGTCAAAGAACTTACTCACATGAAGCGGATGTTTATGGTCTATTTCAACTGTAGTAAGAACCGGATGAAAATAAATCATTTAGAGTTTAGAAGATCACGCTTTTTCATTGCTTGATAGATTGAACGCCCACATGCTGGATCATTTAATCGTGAACCAGTCTGCTTATCACTCCCGGTGACAACCCAATTTTCATTAATTGCACCTTTTGCTTGCAAATGTTTAACAAGAGCACGTAACTTCTTTGCTCGCTTAGAATTCATTTTTCATTTCCTTATAGTATATATGAAATAATTTAAAGTGATGGGATGTACTAAACAATTATATCACGCTGAAACATACTGATAATCATGTCCAGATTTTGAAAACGAAGTGCTCATTAAACAAACTCACATAATTCCGCTCCAACGAGGGTTTAGATTTGAATCAATATGGTCAATAAGATATGTATAAGGTTGTCTGTACAACAGGACTTCCCACTTATTAGTGCTAGGACACCCAAGCTTACCAAGCTTGGGACGTAAAATAATAAACTTGATTTGATCTGGATTAATGGTTAAATTTTCTATGTATACTGGAAGATCTGCTCCAAAAAATTCAATCTTATGCAGCGTCTTGGCTGGTTTTCTAACAGCTCGTTCATCTCGTAAAACAACATTATCAGTAACAGGAGTAATGTTAAATGTGCTTTGTGAAAACTGAGCCGAATGATGAGTTGATGGGTTAGGATTAATAAGAGCCTTTCTACCCTTAGACATAATAGCAAAATCAAATAATGCATCAATGAACTTTGAGTAGGTTGTATAGCTTATTGTTGATCTTGGTTTACCAATACCAGCCATAATTTCATCTTTATCTGGAACTGAGAAATTCATGGCGTTCTGCTTTGCTATCCATGGTCCCATATAAGTGTACGCTTTAGCATACATATCATAGTAGCTTGCTACTATTCTAAGTAGATCTGAAAAATCAGTTGTTGGTCTGTAAACATTTACACGCGCCAACCAACGTGGTAAAAAATCGCCGTGTGCCATAATACTTTATTCTTTATTAGTAATCCAAAAATTTTGTGATGGAAGTAAATCATCCAAGTAAAAGATATCAATTATACACCCATTTTGAGATAAACTAATGCGTGGTTGATGCATAATATTATCACCATGTAACATGGCGACATAGATAGGAGAGCGGTTCCACTTGAAAATAAGTAAAGGAACTTTATTAACCTTCGCTGCGTCGTCAATAGCTTCATGAATCCACTTGAAAATGTTCGCATTACCAGCGACCATCGTTTCAAAACTATCAGATTTTGCGTATGATTTGCACTCTATTGAGAAGTTAAACACCACTCCTGAATCTTTTTCATTTACAGGAACTACGTCGCCGACGAAGAGCTTAAGTGCATCCTCGCCAAACATTTGACCAATAGTTTCAAAATTCTTTCCACCAACTCTAGCACCTGAACCTTGTGTTCTGATGAATTTGAGTGGTGTTAAAGCTGCGGTAAGTTTTTTAGCAACTATATTTTCAAAGCTATTTCCCTTTGCTTTGCCCATACCAGGACGACGTTTTCTTTTAGTGACAGATAAATTTTCATCACCACCTTTTTGTTGTGATTTTTTCATAATTCACGAATTGTAAGTTGATAGAGATTGAACCTGAAGACGTTCACTCTCTATTTATCTTTTCCCAATCGTGAAAATACAAATACATTCAACTTATGTAATTTGAACAAAATAGTTTGAAACTACACTTGTTTATTCTTCAAACTCATCTCCATCTTCAGATACGATACGACTAAACCCATTCTCTTTGCGAACAATTACTGAACGGTCGAATCGACCAATAGCTTCTGGTCTATGTGAGATTATCCAGAGTCCAAGCCCTTCATCACGAGATTTATTTTTTAATAATCTAAAGACATTTTCAACTCCAGAACTATCGAGTGATGCATCTATCTCGTCAATAAACAAACAATTTACCTTTGAGTGCAGATGATGAAGAACATCTCTAAAAGCAAGTGATAATGAAAGATTTACTCGTTTCTTTTCACCACTAGACAAGTTACCAAAATCAAGTTCTCGACCATACTCAGATACGGTACAGCTCATATCATCATCAAACATGACAACATGTGGAAGTCCAAGCTCTTTAGTATAATGGATTAGACGATTGTTTAGAAATGGAATTGTTTTTTGGATAATTCGACGCCGGATGAATGAGTTTTTATCTGTAAGCAATTTCAACAGAAACTGCTGATGATCCAAATCCTTCTTAAGTAAATCTAACTGAGCGTAGTCAACTTCTTTAACAGCGCTCTCACGCAAAGCTTGAAGCGCTTCACTGTGCGGGTTAACAGTGTTCAATAATTCATCAATTCGTTGTTGAGCTGTTTGTGCAGAAGATTCTGCTCGTACAGCATCAGCAAGGCTTGAAAACTTCATAAGCTTGGCAGCTCGCAGGCGCTGATCAACTAGTTCTGCAACTTCAGCTGATGTAGTCGTGATGATTTCCTCAAGACTTACAAGTTTAGTCTTTTTTTGCTCGAGAAGATCTTGTTTTTCAATTAACTTCTCAGCCGCGCCAGCATATTGTTGTAAGCAGTAAGGGCATTTATCTTCTAATAAGTGTACAAGTTCGTCTGATAACTTCTTAATCTCTGCAGAAATTGTCACTTTATCCTTCTTAGCACTACTTAGCTTGTGTTGCAAGGTGTTTTCTTCTTCCTTTAGCGCGGCAGTTAAAACATGAAGCTCTTTCTCAACTTCAATGTCAACCGTTTGCATGAGTTGAAGTTGTTCACGAAGACTTATGACTTGTGCGTTTCTATCAGACTCCCATTTAGCAACTCGGTTTTCTGCGTCCTTTAGTTGTTTATTATACAGATTCACCGCAGCTTCTTGTTCACGAATAACAGCTTCTTGAATTGAAATACTGTTCTCAGTTGCCTTTATGATTTCTTTAAGCTTAACAGCCTTCTCTGTGAGAAGAGTAATGTTGAACAATTCTTCAATCTGCTGACGTTGCTGTGAAACTGGCATCATCAGAAACGGAATGGAATTTCCGGAAAAGATAATAATCTTCGTAAAGAGCTCATAGCTTATACCAATTAGCTCTTCTACAAGCTTGTCATTTTCAGCAACACTGTCAAGGGTGATGTCCTCTCCATTCATATAGACTTGAATATTGAATGTTTCACCACGACAACGATATACCTCAAACTCATCATCACCTTTGCTAAACACTAATCTAACTTCCATCAAGGTATTCTTAGTGTTGTTGGTAGAGTTAATCAGTCGTTGAAGTGAAATATTGTCAAAAGGTTTGTTGTATAGAGCGTAACACAGCGCGTTAATGATCGTAGTATTATGCGAAAGATAATCACCTGACCAGAATCTATGATTATGGTGATCAACTTGCACGTCAAACATTTGCTCAACACGTTCAGTTTTTTGAATCTTGCTGATGGGAAGAGGTCCATTTCTAGTATAAACCAAATCGCCTACATGTAGATCTTTAGCAAAAACTTGCTTTAGATCTGCTGTGAACAAAATATGATCATCAGCACATTCTAATTTTGACCCATTTATTGTCTCAATTTGCCAAACATCATATGGGATTGTTTTGCAAAGATGTGTAACTGGTACCCACCCTGTGTCCGTCTCAATCTCATAATCATCTATGTCAATGATGTCAGTGAACTTACGATTTACAATATCTGAAAGCTGGTGCATTTTATTATTGAGATGAATGTTTTAGATATATCAACTTTTTTCTTTAGGCTTTTGTAAGCTCTCAAAAAAATCTCCAATTGAAACGGTCTGGATTTCTCCTGTTCGTTTATTTCGAATTTTTATAAGAGTTTTACCTTGTACACATTTTCCAGCACCGTTGTTACTGTTAGCGTCTACATTCTCTCCCATAACTAGTGTTGAGCCACAATGCGTGAGGTCAATTGATGTAAGATTGTTTCCGAAAGACAAAAAATTTCGAATCTGTAATTGTTTAAAATTAACTGGTTTACTCATATTGTGTTAAGCTAATTTGATATTGTTAATCATTTACACACAGTTTTGTACGAGATTCAACACACTATTATTCATCATTATAATTGCTGGTAAATGTCTACTAAACGTTCTGGATCAATTGTGGCTGTACCTGATATGCCAGTTTGAAGCATTTTGATCACAGCATCATTAAGTGAGCTTAGATCAAAGTTCTCCAGAACATCTTCACCAGCAATAGCATCCTTGCGCTCATTTAAGTTTTCTTCAAGAGAAAATTCTCTTAATTCAAGCTGTTTCACCATTTCTTCTTTTAAGATTTGAGCATCAGAATATCCAATATCAATATCAATTAAACAACGTACTCTACATTTTGACGGAAAAATTGGAGCGTTATCACTAATTACATCTGACAATTTTACTTTACGATATTTTGGGCAGTCTTCCCAATCAATAAACGTAACATCATCATCTTCTGTGTTAAGAATGCACATACCACGTGCATCATCCCAAGCATCACCATAGTCCATGGGAAAAACATTACCAATATAAACGACATTGTCAATTGCTTGACGTTTGTGAAAATGTCCAGAGAAAATGTATGTAGGCTCACTGAACTGTTTGTGATCTGGGCCATGTTCCATGCGTCTATCAGATCCAGTCACAACAAAGTTACGAAATTCAAAGTGACCCATCCAATATGGGAGCTTGGAATACTTGGCCAGTTCTGAATATTCATTTTTGAACAAAAACGGACACACTAGAACAGTGTTATCAATTACAGTCGGTTCATTTACAAGTGTAACATTCTCAAACTGTTCAAAGACCTTTGTTGAGAAGACTTTTCTGTTTTCGCGATGATAAAGATCATGGTTGCCGATAATAATGTAAATTGGAACATTTAAACCATTCAGAAGCTTCAGCGCTTCATAGGCAAAATTCATAGTCATGACGTTCACTGAATTTCTGTTTTCAAACCAGTCACCTAAGAACACAACATGACTTACATCACGCTCTTCTTTAACCTTTGAACAAAACCATGTAACAAAATCTAAACAGTCTTGATTGTGCTGAATAGAATTATTCTTCTTACCAAAATGAATATCAGTGAACATCGCAACCTTCTTCAGTGAAGAACCTTTATTGCGTACTTGCATGGTTACTTCACCTTAGTAGTTTTTGTCTTTTTCTCAGCAACATCACCTTTCACGGTCTTTTTAACCGTAGGTTTCTTTTCAGCATCAGTCTTTACCGTTTGTGGCTTACGCTTTGTCTTGACTTCTTCAACCTGTTCTGGCTTACTCACGCTCCTTTCATACGCTGGAATTCCATTAACCTGTTCCTTAGACTTGATGATGATATCACCAGTTACAGGATCAATCTCAACATCATCTGGTCCATATATTTTAACCTCACTTGGAATACGATCCCGATAACGAATCTTTTCTTCATATGGAACGCGTGGTACCCGTTCATCTAACATCTCAATATTATCATCTTCTTCACTGATAGATTTTTTCTTGGCCACGTAATATTCATCTGATTCTTTAATTTCTAACTGTGTCTCATCAAGTTCATCTTCCATGAAGTTGAAGCTTGGATTTGCTCCTGCATCAATTAAAAGGGTATCACGAAGCGTGCGATGTTTTTTCTCTTCTGCCATAAATTGCAGAAAAGAATTATGAATCGCTGTAGTATAGAAAGAGAAAGGATTAGAATACTTTTCATGATCAAACTTAAGGGCGTTTTTACATAGGTTCTCAACTGCAGCTGAGACCATATCCTCTCTGAAAGAGTATCCTACGAAATTTGCTTTCCTAGAGTATCGTTCAGCGATAAGCCAGATCATCTTGATTAGCTTATCAGTAACCACCCCAAGTTCTTTTGCTTCTATGACAGCTGGCAGTAAATCTGCATTACGTACATAGTGACCTATGGTTGTCGTTGACTTTTCTCTTTTTGTTTTAGTTTTAGTTTTAGTTTTAGTTTTAGTTTTGGAACGTGAAATCAAAGTAAAGTTCTCCTATAGTGTTACACAAGGAGAATAATTTCATTATACCATGTTATTCCCTTTATGTAAACTTCATGTTTTTGAATGATTTGTTTAGACCATAAATACTTATGTCAATCTGTTTTAGGATAAAGACATGGACGAACAATTGCAACTTACACAACTTTTTGAAAATTTGCCACCTATGGGTTCAAAAAAGGTTGCTGTCATCATAGGACGATTCAACCCACCAACCCGAGGTCATTATGCAGTTATTGATAAGGTAAAGAAATTTATCAGAACCCATAAAAAACTAGGCCTTGATGCAAATCCTGTTGTGGTTGTAATTGGTGGAAGTAAATCTGATTCTGATAAAAAAAGAAACCCATTATCAGTAGAAGATCGTATACTATTTATGAAATCTTCTGGTCACGCAAATGGGGTAAATTTTATGACAGCTACTAACGCGTTTAACGCGCTAGCAATGCTAAGAGACAAAGGAATGGAACCAATTGCAATTGCTGCTGGAACAGATAGAATTGATGACTATGCGCGGATCTTAGACAAGCATTTTACTTATCCTGACGGTAAACCAATTCATCATTACAAGATTCTTCTTGACAGAGATGCTAAAGCAATTGAAACAGCTAAAGATGTTAAACAATCAGCTATGGATAAAGCGCTAAACGCATTAAAAAGCAATGGTGATATTGACACAGATCTTGTATCTGGTTCTCTTGCTAGACGGGCTGTTGAGCTTGGATTTGAAGAAGAATTTGCTAAAATTGTTGGTTTAGAGCATAACCCGACCCTGGCTAAAAGAATGTTTGAAAAGATTAAAATATCATTAAGTGAATAATCATGCCATTCAATATTGCTGATACCATAAAACAAGCATTAAATGTTCCAGTTCAACAAGGAATAAATGATGCTTCGCAAACTGTAGGTGAGGTTATTTCTCAAACCGAAAGTGCTCCATCACTAATAACTTCAAATTATGGAATTCCGTCTTCAGCACAAAAAGCTGGGGAAGCTATTGATAAAGTAGTAAACCAGGGTAATGCTAAAAATTTCAATAGTATTACTCAACAAGTGAAAATGGTTTATGAAAATAATCAGATAGCGATTAAAGAGGCTTCTACAAACAGGTTGCTTGGAAAAGTTGGTCAAAAAGACCCTCCTCATCCACCAGCAAATTTCCTTAATAGTAAAAAAACACCACCAATGAGCGAAATGAAGGTTACCATCACCCAGGAACCTTTTGGCTTCATGGATGTGGTGTTTGACGTAATGCCAACGATTGATGAAGGCCGTTCAGCTCAATATGACCCATTTTCACCTCTTCATCATCCTGGTGAAATTCTAAAGTACAAGTCAACGTCTTCAAGATCATGGACTGTTAATGGCAGGCTGATTTCTCGTAATGTAGAAGAAGCAACAAAAAACCTTATGATGGTAAATACTATCAGAACGTGGGTAATGCCATATTATGGTGAGGGGACAAAAAGAACTGACCCATATCTTCTTGGCGCACCACCACCAATTCTTACGCTTACAGCGTATGGAAAGAACATGATAGGCCCAGTGAAGTGCGTGCTTGAAAGTTATAGTATTTCATGGCCAAATGATGTAGATTATCTTCCAGCAACTGATGCTGATACTGGTGAAAATAGACCATTTCCAGTAGTTCTTAATGTTACAGTTAACTTAAAAGAAGCATGGTCGCCAGCCGAATATAGTGGCTTTAGCATTCGTGATTATCAGTTTGGAAATATGCCATTAGCATTTAGCGCGATAAATCGTACTGGACAAGATAAAAAACCGCAGACTTCAGTTATGTCAGAAACAAATCCAAGTTCTCTAGATACTTCACAACCAGCAAATATTAATGTAGAAGAAAATAATGATATTAACATTCCATCTGAAAGCTTTAATCCTGAAGCACCTTCTACGTTTTAATTAGTTAAACTTAACTAATATTTAAAAGAAAAAATGTCGAACAATTCTAATTCCCTTTTTAATAAGTATTCACGATACGTTGGCGGTGGCGAAACTGAAACTGCAAATGGCTTTATTGAGTGGTGGGAACGCTCGTTATTTGAGCAAGATCCATCTGACATCGTTTACACTGTAGAAAACTTCTATGAAGGAAGACTTGATCTGATTTCTTCAGTTTTCTACAATGAACCAAGATGGTGGTGGGTATTGGCTCAGTACAACAACATTCTAAATCCTTTTTCAGAAGTAGTTGCAGGAAGAATTCTTCTAATACCATCTAAATCCAGGTTACCATTAATGCTTAATAATCGTAAGGGTGGAATTCCAAGCAAGAAGCAACCGGTAAATACAATTTCTCCAATCATAATTTAAGTAAACGCATATGTCAGGACCACTTGGAAGTAATTATCCAAACCCGCTGGATAATTTTAGAACATACTCATATCATTACATAATGACAGTAGCTAACACGACTGAAGCCTTTAGAAAAATGATTCAGCCGGTTAATGGAAAGGCACGTGTTCTTTCTGCTGTTGAGAGCGCATCACTTGGTGATAAAATTGATATTGACGGTGAATCTGCTTATCTTTTGCTTGATACTCGTCGATTTTCCCAGTATTCGATCATCGAGCTGGAAATGGAACACATCTATGGTACTGGAAATCGTGTAAATCCTTCCGTTCCGGCAACATCTACGCGCGTAAAGCTAATAGACACAACAGGTTTAACGTTCTTTAATTTTCTTGCTGACACTCTTCGTAATAAGCTAAAAACAACTCGTGCATCAGCATTCTTTTTACTGTCTATTATTTTCATTGGTCATAAGGACGATGGTACTACTGAAACTGTCGCAATTACAAATATTCCGTTGATTCTTTTGTTGATGGCTTTTGAATTTACCAGCAGTGGGTCTGTCTATGATATTGAATTTATGGAATCAGAAGGTGCTCCTCAACTGGGACAAGCACTTGAACACATAAACAGCCTTTACAATGTGAATTCTGTTACGACTCAGGGTGGACCGCCAACTGTTGGTCAAATGATTTTGAATTTAGAGAAAAGACTTAACATTCAGTCACTTCAATATTTTCAAAAATACACTAATGATGCATTTAATGCAAGCAGTACTGATGGAAATACAAACACTAATGATGTAAAGTTTGGTAAGCTGGTCCAATACATGATTACTTTACCAGACAAACACCCATTCAACTGGGCAAATGATTTTAAAGTAACAACAGCTCTTCCATCTAAACGAGAAGAGCAGATGTTTATCGCTAAAGCAAATGCACAGGTCGAGCAAGAAAAAACAAAAAACCCTTATTCTGAAGAAGAAAAGCAGCAAAAGTCAGACCGCTACTATGAACTATCATTTTCTAACACGACTACGATCACAGATGCTATCAAGAAAATTCTTGAAAGCTCTCCTCAATTCTTAAAACTTGCAAGTCAAGAAGCAATCAAATCTGGAAATGGTTATACGTTTAAAACAGTAACTAATATTACTACTAATCACAATACATACCTTATTCACATTGATATCTATCCCGTTAAAATTCCTAAGCCTATTTCAAAAGATCAAACATCTACAAATAAAAATCCATCTGCCTTAAGAAACCTTCATGGTGTTAAAAACGTCATTACATATGATTACATTTTTACTGGATTTAACAGCCATATTAAAGACTTGAGGATTCAATATTTGCCAGAAAGCGCAATAGCGCTAGATACTGAAGTTGATATTGGTGGCAACAGATTTGCTACTAATGCTTCTCAAGGCAATACAGTAGATGACGTAAAGAAAGTAGCTAAAGGTAGACCGACATCTAAAGACTTTGCCCCTATTCTTCGCCCTAATGATCCAATTTTTCCACCTATTCAAACAAAAGATCAAATTCAAAACAACAATTCACAAAGTACAGAAGATATAAAGCGTGAAGATGCAGTTGCTGTGTTTAAAGCTAAGCAGGAATATACACGCACTCTCGCGTACATGCACTTCATTAGCTCTTTAAACCTAGATATGATTATTCGTGGTAATCCAAATATTTTGGAAAAATACGCTGGCAGGGAAGAGCGTGGTGGTATTGCACCACATGGAGAAATCATTGACACCCCAACGCTTGAAAAATTCTATAGGCAGACTCAAACAGAGGCTGAAAGCAACTATTTGAATTACATAGCAGGTAGACTATCATCAGCTAAAGCGCAATATTATTCTGAATATTATGGTCCGCGTCTTCAAAAACTAATAGCTCCATCAAATCCACAAGATGACACGCTATTGAATGGTGCTGATGTTGCAACATCTCCGATTTTTATTAAGATAAACATTTTGGCGCCAAACGTAGATTTTACTGGTCAGTACAAAAAAGGTGAATTAATGTTCACCGATGAATTCTTCTTCAAAGGATTATACATGATAATTTTTATCAAACATCATTTTGCTGAGGGTGAATTTTACCAATCACTTAACTTGATACCGTTTGATGTTACCGGATCATTCTCTGAATCAAGAGATAATGACAATAGTCAACTACGTCGGACAGTGTAAAAGAACATGATTTATAAACAATTTCAGCAATCTTCAGAATTTTTTCATGATGGAATTCCGTTCATCATGGAAGGACAAGTAATCTTCACTGAAGATCCAGATCAGATGGGTCGCGTGAAGGTTTGGATTCCAGCACTTGATGGCGAAAACATTGACATAGATGCAATTCCATGGGCAGAGTACGCATCACCATTCTTTGGTTTTACTGTTGAATACCCAGCAGGTGGTATACCAGTTGAAAATACATCCCATGCGGCATATGGTTTTTGGGCGATTCCAAAGATTGGTGCGACTGTATATGTGTTCTTTTTGAATGCTAACCCTAATCAAAGATGTTACTTCGCATCATCTCTTCGACTTCACAGAAATAGATCGTTACCTGCAGGAAGAAACTTTGATAAAGATGGAATGCCTGGGCCATGGGGTGATGCAGGTGATGGAACTGGTAAGCTCGAACCAATTCAGCCAGCATTTGATAATTTACGACAACAGTTCCAGGATAAGCTTAATGCTTCTCAGGCAATTACTCGTGGAGCTTATGAACGGCAAGTAGCGCAAGCTAAGACAGATAAAGATGGTGCAGAAGGGTATCCAGCAGGAGCTAAAAATCCTAGATATCTTGATCCACAAACTTATTGCTGGGTAACTCCTGGTCGGCATGCAATCATTATGCAAGATCATCCAAAATTTGCCCGGCTGCGTGTTAAAACCGCAGAAGGTCATCAGATGATTTTTGATGATGCGAACGAGCGAATTTATATAAGCACCGCAAAAGGAAAATCTTGGATTGAAATGGATTTAGATGGACATATTCACGTGTTCTCAGCTCTGTCCATAAGCTTTCGTGCTGGAGAGGACATTAATTTTTATGCTGACAGAAACATCAACATTGAAGCTGATAAAGCATTTAATGTAAAGGCGAATGAAGACAACATTAAAATGAGCACCGGTAAGTCAATGTACGTGAATACTAAAGAAAAGTTCATTCTATCAGCTTGTCAAGATATTTTTATGTCTAGTGAGCTTAGTGTTAATATCAAAGCAAATACAGGAATGGATCTAATTGGTGGATCTCATATCACCGAGTCAGCTGAGGTAATTTACTTAAATGGTGGTTCGGGCACTGGCGGTGGATCATCGATTAATGATAATCAAGTTTGCGCGTTAATAGCAGACTCACCGTCGATTGTACCAGGTCATGAACCATGGGACAGACCACCATCACCAAATCCAAGGGGACCAAACTGGAAACCGTAATTTTTGAACTATCTGTTGTGCAAATAAATACTTTGATAAACAAGAGGTAAGCACATGTCACGCGCAATTTACAAAGGTTTTTCAACAGCAGATTGGAAAAATAGACGAACGTTTGGGCTTAAGAACATTGAGCTCGTAAAACGTGACCTTTTAAATCACATTTTTACTGAAAAAGGTGAGCGCGTGATGATGCCAGGCTTTGGTACACGTATTCCAACACTTGTTTTTGAACCAAATGATGAGCGTAGCAGAAAAATAGTTGAAGATGACTTAACAGAAGTCTTTAACTATGATCCTAGAGTAAATCTCATAAAACTAAGTGTTGCATCCTTGCCTGATAACAATGCTATTATTGCTCTTGCAGATTTGCTTTACATTGAATTCAATGTAAGAGACGTTCTTAGAATTGAAGTACCAACACAGTAAACATCATGACCTTTCGAACAACATACGCAGCTGAAGCTTGGGACAAGGTTTATAACGCCTTTCAACAAATAAACTTCACGGCATACGATTATGATACTGTTAAAGAATCCCTAATACAGTATCTTAAAATCTATCATGCTGAACACTTTAATGACTTTATTGAGTCATCAGAGCTTATTGCTATCCTTGAACTTTTTGCATACGTAGCTGAACAGCTTGCGTACCGTGTTGACACGATGGCGCATGAAAACTTTATCACAACTGCTCAGCGCAAGCAATCAATTCTTCGTCTAGCCCGGTTGATTTCATATAAAGCTTCTAGAAATATTCCTGCTCGCGGGTTAGTAAAAATTAACTCTATCAGTACATCTGAAACGGTATTTGACTCTCTAGGCAACAACCTTTCAAATGTTACTATCACGTGGAATGATCCAAACAATACTAATTGGAAAGAACAGTTCTTTTTAGTAATTAACAAGGTTTTAACCACACACTTTGGGCAGCCAATTAAGGCTGTACAAATTGGTGATGTGTCGATGCAGCTCTACACATTTAATAATCATACTAACTCGTTTAGAAACGGCGTCTACTCATTTATTGCATCAGGTGCCAATGAACAGTTTCAAATGGAAGCTGTACCTATTGACATAGACGAAAATGGTCCATTTGAACGTTCCCCAGATTTGAACGCACAGTTCAACATAGTTTATGCTAATGATGGAAAGGGTGATGGATCCGACTTTACTGGCTTCATGATGTTTGTGAAGCAAGGTACTCTTATAAGAACAGATTACACTATTCTTGAACCAACAGCAAACCGGCGTCTTGAGCTTGAAGCTATCAATATAAACAACACTGACGTATGGGTTTACAGAGTAAATGATGATGATGTCATTACTGAAGTGTGGCATGAAGTTGAGACACTAAGTGAACAAAACCTTCAGTTCAATGATCAAAGTGGCCGTAAAAAATTTGAGGTTGAAACGTTAGAAAACGATCGAATCGCGTTGTTATTTGGTGATGGAAACTTTAGCGATGCTCCAGTCGGAAAATTCCAAATCTGGACTAGAGTGTCCACTAACCAAAACATCTTTATTCCAAAGAATAGAATCGCTGGTCAGCCAATGAGCTTTGTCTACACTAACCAGCAAAACAATACGCACACGTGTAACATTACGTTCTCTCTAACTGCAGCAATTCAAAACAACTCACAATCTGAAACTACTGAGCAAATAAGACAGGCCGCACCTTCTACGTACTACGCGCAGAACAGAATGGTAAATGGCCAAGATTATAACACCTTCATGTTGAAGGACCCAACAATCTTACGTCTTAAAACGATCAACAGAACATTTGCTGGTCAACCAAAATATATTGAATGGAATGACGCATCACGTCATTATGAGAACGTTAAGTTATTTGGTGATGATCTTATAATGTTTTCTGATATATCAGTTGATATGGTTGAAACGCGCTTATCAGCCAGAACCATAATAGACTCTTTCATTGAGCCTTTGCTTCAAAGTCCTGGTGTGTTTAATAGCATTGTACACGCTATTGCAACATCACCAGATGCCGATGGCATTATTTCATACCCACGCAGAGTTTTTGTAGAAGATAACCAGACAAGATACTATCGTCTTGATGATACTGTTGTCGCACCATATGGTGAGCTTTATGATGCGTGGGTTCAATCTACATTAATAAACGGTGGTGATGGTTCTTTAAACGAGAAAACAGCTATTCAAGGAGCACTTGACCAGCACTGGTATGGTGATGTTCAGCAGTACGCTATAATTAATGGCGTTCGCCATGGTATCATTAAGGATCCAATACTTTATCCTGAAGATGATGGAAAAATTTACCAGCCAGATCTACCAAGAACTATTGATGGTGTAAACACCTATCCTCCTGGCGATGTGGGTTCTGGTCTTCAGCAAGTTCCACCACAAAAGATCTTTGGCTTGCGCTTTAACCCATTTATTCGCTGTTTTGGTGGTGGTGATATTAGACTCCACAGCTTTGACAACAATCTGCCACCAACTGATCCTTCACAAAGCATATGGGGATATGGTGACGGTAGTGCAGGTGCTCCAAAGGCGAACGGGCTTGACCAGTTCGCGCATAAGAAAGAAGTAATAACCATCGAGATGACTTCTGATGGTGTCACCTTTACCGTTATTTCAAATCTACGTGGAAGATTACCTAATTATGTTATTGGAAATGGAGCTCGGTGGTCTGATCAACATGGTCATAATCTTCCAGTAGATTTCTCTATTACTAATGATGTAAATTCTCCATTCCAAACGGGAGATGGCTTTGTTATTGATATTCAAAAACAGTCTTATCCTTCGAGTGGTGATTTCACAGCAACTGTTCGAAAAATTCATGGTCTCAAATATAAAGTAAACTTTACAGGTTGGTGGGAAATAATTCCTGATGCAGTTATGAGAGCTAATCCATCAGTTCCTGCGGATGCTGAGATGATTAACCTTAAACCATACATTGGAGGGGCAGGACTTGATGAGAATGGCCCAGATCTTGCACAACAGATGACTTTTAACCAAGCGATAAAAGCCCAATCATGGATCTTCATGATTGTTCGTGAAGATAATGGTGGGACAACAACATCATGGAAGATTTTTAACAGAAATACTAAGACTATAGTTCAAAGCAACACAACAAAGTTCTGGTACAATCAAAATGATCAGATTTTGGATTCTGAAACTAAAAAACCAGTTGTTGACAAAATCAGAATTCTACGTTCAAATTTAGATGAATTTGGTAAACCACTTGTAAGCGCGCACATTTATGATGCACTAGGTTTTGTATATAACTCAGATGGAGTTATAAATTTCAATCAATTAGAAGTTGCACCAACAGATACAATAAACTTCATTCGTTCTGGAGATGCTACTCCAGATAATATTTTACAATTTGAAGCGTTCTCAAAAGATTCTTATCAATACGGAATTGTTTCTGCAGATGGTACCACAATTCGTTGGCTGGCATGTGATGAACAAGATCCAAATTATAGATATACGCTGATAGATGGATATGATATCCCTGATTATGACACAACAGTGTATGACAGAATGGGAATCGAGTTCCCTGCTGGTAGTGGAGTTTTTTACGCATTTGAATATGGAAACTACGTTGGTAAACTTATCTCTCCATCAGCCGTAAATGTAACTATTGTTAGAAGAAGAATGGTACCAGCACCAGTATCTCCAACAGGAGATAATGGAATAGATGGATGCAACTTGATTAAAGGTCTTGATTTTATGTGGCAGCACTTCTCTCCTGTCACTAACCTTATTGACCCATCAGTTACTAATATACATGATGCATTTTTGTTAACTCGTGGGTACTATATAAGCATGAGGGATTACATAAAGGGGTTTAGCTCTATTGAGCCTATACCTCCAACACCTCTAGAACTAAGAACAGCATATGGTTATTTGTTGAAGAACAAGATGTTGTCTGACACTGTTGTTTTGCATCCTGGGAAAATAAAGTTATTGTTTGGTGAAAAAGCAGATCAGAGGTTCCGCGCTAAGTTTAGGGTTGTTAAGTCACCAACAGCTACGTTCTCTGATGAGCGCATCAAACAAGAGATCATAGCTGTTATAGATAAGTTCTTTGACATTCAAGGATGGGATTTTGGAGATACATTCTACGCTACTGAACTAATCTCTTTAATTCACCAGCGCTTAACCTCTCAAATTTCCTCTGTTGTTCTAGTTCCAATGTATTCAGTGAACTCATTTGGTTCATTGTTTACGATCGAGTCAGGATTTGATGAAATTCTTCAATCAGCAGCAACTATTAATGACATCGAAATAGTTGATGCACTTACTCCATCCGTTCTAAGACAAATCAAGTAAAAATGACTTTCTAAGCATTTTGATTGCTGGATAAATAAGATATTATATTATTCATGATTTATCCAGCAATCAGCTCATGGCAAAGAAACAATACTTAGATTTCAATAGACTTCTTCCTTTAACTCTTAAAAATGAGACATTAACAAGTCTCGTTTCAAACCTGTTCAATCGATTTGTAGCAGAAGAAAGAAGCGTGCTTATTGATGGACGAATTGGACAGCAAATTGATGGTGAACCGCAAATTTTTGCTTCAAACTTAGAGCGAGAAGTAAACGCACTTGTTCCAGCTCTTTATGTAAAGACAGGAACAGAAGAGTCTGCTTACACATTTAATGATTTTGTTAATCGATTAAAAGTTCTGAACGCTGACATTGAGAACATGCGCTCATGGATGAGTGAGCAGTACTTCAACTTTCACGTTCCTATTAACTATGACAAATTCATTAACTATGGGAACTATTATTGGGCAGGTAAGATACTAGTCGCACCAAATACTTTCCCCGGTAATCCGCATAATGATCCAGATTACTACACTATTGCTAGACCAAACCCAAAGTCTAAGATTAAGTTTCCTGTTTCATACCTTGCTACAACCCCAGTTAAGTTAACAGGTACTGATCGTGAAGATGAAGTTATAACTGTTAAATTTACATCAAGTGCTGACTTTGTTGTGACATCGTCAAATCCAGTAGATAGTGGCAAGATCATTGTTAACAGCACTGATCCAAGTGGCCTTACTACAGGTACTTTATCATCTATTACTTCTGGTGCTAAGACACATGTTAAGCTTTTCGTGCGTGGTAAGAGCATTGTTGGCTATGGAATTGGTAAACCATATGATACTAATTTCCCTGAACCAAATGATCAAGTTCTAGAATTGACAATTCAAAATGGAGCCATTCCATTCTCTGCCAACGATGAATTTATTATTAGCGTTTCTCATCGCACAAGCAATATTTTTGTTTCTTTTAATTCTATTTCTCCTTCTGGTAAGGGTGCATTGCTTGGTGTAAAATCAACTCTTCCGTTAATGTATCTTAATGGAAATCAAGTTATTCGCGGACGTGGTGTACTTGTAATAAACCAACCAGATCCACATGAAAACGGAATCTATATTATTGATAATGTTAAATGGAAACGTGCCTCAAATGCTACACTAGAAAGTCATTTAAAAATAGGCTCACGTGTATATGTCTCTTTTACAGGGCAAACTTTTGAAGTAACAGCAAAAACCCCACTATTAGATGATGATACCCCAATTTCCTCAGCTATCACATTTACGCTTGATCCTACTAATCCACCTATCAACGTAAATGATTGGCAAATTAGAAATAGATGGTACCACAAAGATGATTTTGATGCACTTTTTGGATCATATGGTTTTTCAATTGATCAGGCTGAACAGGCAAAAAGACCAATTATAGAATATGATGAGGATCTTCAGCTTAACTCTTCTATTACTTTAGATGGTGAACCAACTCAAGATGGTCCCATTAAAATAACGCAGCATATTTCTTCTAAAAACCAGCTACCACAATTTGATCTTTTTAGATATGATGGCACTCATGCTGGTAAAACCTCATCTATTTTCTTCTATGCTGAAGATGCGAGCTCTGATGTTGACCCGATTATTCAAAGACGCCTTAAAACAACATCTGACTATGACTTTGTTTTTGGCCATGGATTGAAGGACGAGCAAGGTCGTCTGTTATTTTACAAGAAGGTGCCAGATGGTGATGCTGCAAATGCTAAGCTTGAAACAATATGGGTGCCTGGTGTAACTGGTGCTGTTGCAAAATCAGTAACACTTCCTAACGTAGCTGGTGCTAACATAACATTTGATATGCTTAAACAGACAGCTGATGTTCAGACATGGACACTTACATATACAGGTGGAAAATTTACAGTTGTTGGTGAACGTTCTGGAAATGTTGGTAATGCTCTGCCTGGAACAGCGTTTGAATGCGATGATTTTATTATCACAATAACTCCAGCTGCATATTCAGATGGTGATGTTATTTCATTCAATGTGATGAATAAGCTGTCTCCGCGTTACATTAAGAAAATTAATGATCAAATCATTAACTATCCTGGTGGTGTTAGCGCTGATGCTCTTGATAATCATATTGATGGTGTTTGGATGACACCACTTCGAATGTTCCAAAACATGGAACGTGAAACACGTGATGAATTATTTTATGGTGATATAGTTGAACATGCTAGAAGCATAGTACGTAACCAGGATGGTTTCAAAGGAGGGTCTCTTGGAAACAATAACGTTCGCTTGCTAGAGTTTAATCCAGCTTATGGTGGCACCATAAGAGATTTTAACCTAAACTTTCCATTGCTAGCAAGCATGCTTATTCAGCAAGACATGAGTCCTATCACGCTCATTGACTTTGCTGAACAACAATACAACGTTGCTCTTGCAAGTATTGATCAATTTGTTTCAGAAAATATACCATCTTATATTACGCGTGGTAACACGCTTACAATTTCTCATATTGATCCATTTTCTGTCGAAATTCAATCATTACTCGATGAATATTGTAAATCACGAGAAAATAACCAAAACCTCCGTGATGTTTTTGGTGACACAACAGCAAAAATACCTAATTGGCCAGCTACGCTTCCAATGTTCGGTTTAATTCCAGCTGTTCATCCGAATGTTTCATTTGATCCAGAGCTTGGCATAAGCATCATTGTTCACCATGATGGTCATATTTCTCCAATTATTCAACGCAGTTTTGATGTTGATCGTGAGCTTGTAAAAACACAGGTTTTACGTTCAGATGGAACTACTTCTGGTGGCTATTTTGTAGAGGCTATGCCAAGCACCCCATATGCGGGGCAACTGTGGCTAAAGCCATCTACAATGGAGTTAAGAGTTTTCTCTGTAAACTATGACACGCCTACAACACCACCAAACGGATCAACTGGACAGTTCTGGTTTAACCGTTCAACACGCCAGATGCATGAATGGGATAATGTTAGTAACACGTGGATTGTAAGTTCTGTCACGGTTGCTAATAGATGGTTGCCATTCAGCATTGAAACTATTCGTAATAGTCTTGTTATTGCGGTAGAGCAAAAACTATTTGAGAGTGTTCACCCATCACAAAGTGTAAGCTCATATCTGAGCAATGCAAATGTTTCGCGTTACTCAGAAATAGAACTAGCGCGGTTCGCTCTTAAGTATGGTTATGATACATACGCTCCCGATTTTAAGCAGAACGATGCCTTTACATGGAATTATTCCCACGCAATTATTCCTGGCTTCACAACAGTGCCTGCAAGATGGTATGATATTTACAAGCAGCATTTTAACAGACCTGGACAAACCGTTTCTACATGTCGTCCT